TACAGTTTCTTCAATTAATCTTTTCTGTTCTTCACTCATGTTGTTCACCTCTTTCGTGTTGATTCTAAAACAATTATATGTCGACATAAAACTTTTGTCAAGTATTGTTTTGTTGATTATTTCAACATTTTCTATTGTGCATTCAAGCACTGTGTGTTATAATATGTTCATAGCGAAGGGAGGTGCAAAATGAACGAACGTATTAAAGAACTTCGAAAAGTTCTAAAGCTGACACAACAAGAGTTCGCAGAATCAATAAAAGTTAAACGTAATACTGTAGCCACTTATGAAATGGGACGTAGCATTCCAAGTGATTCCGCAATAGCTCTTATATGCAAAACATTCAATGTTAATGAGGAATGGCTCCGATCTGGAGCTGGTGATATGTTCTTAGAGCTTCCTGAAGAAGATGAAGAAGCTGCTTATGTATCTGAATTGCTGGAAGACAGTGATAATGATTTGTATAAGTTGATTAAGGAAATCATGCACACATATCATGAATTGTCTCCTAAATCAAAGGAAGTAATCCGTGATTTCAGTGCCAAGTTGCGAGAGAACATAAAAAAAGGAAGCTAATGCTTCCTTCTTTCTAAATGTCTTTTTAAGATGGTGTAGAGCTGGCGAAGAAATTTTTCATCTGAATCGTCAATTTTCTTCACCATTCCTATGATAAGTTGTTTAGATACATTGTTCATTATGTTATCCCTCCGTTCCCAGCAAGAACGCTCTTCGAAATTCCTTGATTTCATCATACAACATTTGTATATAGAAATCAATGTTTTATCGAACATCTGTTCTTTTTACTTAGGAACTTTAGGGATTGCTATTATTAGGAAAGCCTGCTCAAATATCTATGGAGTAGGTTCCGATCAGGATTGTGGTGTTCCTGATTGGCAGGCACACAAATGAGGGTGAATTTATGGGATTAAGATTTAGAAAAAGTTTCAAGGTTGCTCCTGGAGTAAAAGTAAACTTGAACAAAAAAAGTACAAGTGTAACGTTTGGTGGAAAAGGTGTCCACAAAACATATAGCTCTTCTGGAAAGAAAACAACATCTGTCGGCATTCCAGGTACCGGCGCATACTACACTACTTCTTCCGGTGGTGGATCTGGTAGTAAAAAACCATCCAGTCATAAAAGGATTTCTGCAGACAACTTAGATCCAGTCCTTACGGAAGACCTTTCTTTTCAGAATAATGTTGCCGATGGTTCAAGCGCATCACTTGATAAATTTACAACGGATTCTTTGAAGCGCTATAAAATAACCTCTGCGATACTGTCCGCTTTTCTGTTTTTCGTTGCGCTAATTGGTTTCGCCGGTGGAAGTGCTTTGGCAACAGTAATTTGTTTGATTTTCGGCGGTATCACACTTGCAATGTCAATCACCTATTCAAAAGAGATTAAAAAACGACTTTCATCCGAAAGTAGTTTCGGTTCATCTACATTTTCAGATGCCTCTCCAGATATAGATGATAAGCCATCCAAAAAGAAGATGGGGTGTGGATGCCTTACAGCTGTCGTTCTTTTCTTCCTTGTGATCGGAGCTATTTCATCATGCACCGATTCCGGTGATAAGAATACGGAAAAGAATGCAGAAAAAGTTGAGGACACGAAACCAGTAGTTGCAGCTCTTGAAAGTTTGAGCATTTCAGCTGATACAGATCAGACTTATGATATTAATACAGAGGTTCCGGTAACACTTACCGTAACACCGGCCGATGCTAATATTGATAACCTGACTTTAAACGGATCCGAATGTACCTTTGCTTCTGATGATAACGGAAACCTTACATTTTCAGCAAGCGGAGCTGGTTCTTATATAATCACTGTTTCATGCGATGGCATTGAAAGTAATTCCCTGACTTTCAATGTTGAAGACAAGGCTGCTATTGCTGCTGAAGCAGAAGCTGCAGGACAAGCAGGGCTCGAAGCTCAACAAACTACTGAAGAACCCAATCAATCAGATGTTGTTCAGCAAACACAAGAACCTCAAGAAGAAATGGTTTGGATTTCTGCTACTGGTAGCAAATACCACAGTAGACCAGATTGTGGTCAAATGGATCCGAGTACATCCTGGCAACTTTCTGTTTCTGAAGCTGAGGCACAAGGTTACGAGCCTTGTAAAAAGTGTCATTAGTTATTAGATAATTTAACGATTTTCAGATGATATTTTACAGTCATAACAGCTAAAATAAAAAACCGCTCCTGCGCCAACAGGAACGGTCAACTGGGGAAGCACACTCCAATGTGCTTTAGTAACTCCGAAGAGATACTGTCTTACCAAAGAATATTGTATCATCTTCGGTGCAGTCGCACAATCAGAACTTACGTTCTATGTATGACTGTTATTTTTGTACTTTTTTACATAATATATACGGAGGTGATATCATGTCGTATTGTATTTATTTGAGGAAATCAAGAAAGGATCTTGAGGCCGAGCAGCATGGTGAAGGAGAAACTCTTGCCAGACACGAACGTGCACTTCTCTCTCTTGCTAAGAAAAACAACCTTATTATCAGCAGTATTTATCGAGAAGTTGTGTCCGGAGAAACTATAGCTGCGCGTCCTGTTATGCAGCAGTTACTTCACGAAGTAGAACAAAACCTGTGGGACGGTGTGCTCGTTATGGAAGTAGAACGTCTTGCTCGTGGTGATACAATAGATCAGGGAGTTGTACAGAGAGCATTTCAGTATTCCAACACACTAATCATCACGCCTTCCAAAACCTATGATCCTGCCAATGAATTCGATGAAGAGTATTTTGAGTTTGGATTATTCATGAGTCGTCGTGAATATAAGACGATCAAGCGCAGGATGCAGAATGGACGTTATGCCGCTATCTCTGAGGGAAAGTGGCCATATAACTCCGCACCATACGGTTTCCGGAGAATGAAACTTGAAAAAGAGAAGGGATGGACTCTTGCTTTCGATGAAAACGAGGCTCCTGTTGTGCGACTTATCTTTTCTATGTTTACCGGTCCGGAACGTGTTGGTATCCGGTCGATCACTCGTACTTTAAATAGTTACGGTACAAAGCCACGTAATTCCAAACTTTGGAGCGAGAGCACCGTCCGTGGAATCCTCTCTAATGTTGTGTACGATCAATGCGTTAAGATCGGCGAACGAAAAGTGGTCAGAACGGTTGAAAATGGTGTTCTCACAACCGCACGTCCGAGAACCAGTGACTATACCATCGTTCCCGGTCGGCATCCGCGCTTAATCGATCACGATGTATTTGCAGAAGCTCAGAGTTATCTTGGTTGTGGATCACCAAAACCTGCCGGTTCTAACATTATTAAAAATCCGCTTGCAGGAATCATTGTCTGTAGTGAGTGCAAAAAGAAAATGATTCGCCGGCCGCCTTCCGGAACTGCAAGTCGTGTTCCTTATGATCTGATGTTGTGCAGTACATATGATTGTCCTACCATTGGCAGCCCTTTGGATCTTGTTGAACGAGAAGTTTATAATGCACTTTCTGACTGGGTTGAAGGATATCGTCTGAGTGGTCAGATGCCAAGCAAGAGTCTTATTCCGGAAAAAGAAGTTCTTTTGGAATCAGCTCAACAGACACTCGATCAACTTCTACGGCAAAAGGGAACCATGTATGATCTGCTTGAACAAGGTGTCTACTCGACAGAAGTCTTTCTTGAGCGATCTGACAGTTTACAAAACCGAATTTCTGAAGCTGAATCAAACGTTGCCCAGCTGAAACTCGAACTTGACAAGGAACGCCAAAGAGAAGCCAATATAGAACAGTTCCTGCCGGCTTGTGAAGATCTGCTTTCCTGTTATTGGGATTTATCTATTCCGGAACGCAACAGATTGTTGAAATTACTCATAGAATCTATAGAATACAAGAAATTAACAAAAAATAAGCGCGGTCATCTGAATGAGCCTAACTTTGAGTTGACCATAAAGCCCAGAATTCCGCGCAAATAAAGGGTTTTTCGTTATTTCCAAAAGAAACGGGATTATTCTTTATCCCAATTCTTTTGGAAATGAATCGCATAATAATATGAAGGAACTCGTATTTTCTTCTATCAAAATACTGCGCAAAATAGATGATACAATATTCAAGCCCCTTTTTTGCCCCCTCATTCAGAAAGCCCCGGAGTCAATTCTCTAGGGCTTTCTTGATGACTATTTGATTTTCTTCAATGACAAGTGTCACTGCTCTATCGTTTGGTGTAACTCCAAGTGCCTTGATCGCATCCATCGGAAGTGAGATTCTGCAAGTGTATGCGTTCTTACTTGCGTTCCCGCCAGCTTTTGCAAACATTACGTTTCTTTCGATTTCTTTCATTATGCTTCCTCCGCTTTTATTTTTGCTCTATATTTATTTCTTTCTTCTATCAGTTTTTCGATATTTGCGTTAATTCCACGCTTCATTTCCGCTCTGTACTCAATTATTTTCGTATTTTTCTTTCGGCAATAATCGGAACATGTGTTTGTTGCTGTATTAGAAGAAAAAGCACGTCCGCAATATACGCAGATTTTCTTTTTCTCTTTTCTTCGTTCTGCTTTTTTTATGTCTTGTCCAGATGCCTTGCCATATCCTTTTTTGTGTTCTCGTTGCCATGCAAGTACCGCTTCTCTTTGGCACTCGTCCGAACAATATTTTTGCCTTCCGGAATTAACAACATATTCAGCTCCACACAATTTGCACTTGTCGATACTTCCGATTGGTCTAGTTGCACCTCCTCTTTTTCTTGCTCTTTCATTTGCTTCTCTTTGCCTTATTCTGCGACAGTTCGGACAATAGGATGCACGTGGACCTCCCAAAAATTCAGCTCCGCACGATTTGCACGTTCTTGTACGCATAACATTACTTTTTATAACTTTCGCACACTCATCGCAATATGTTTTGTCCGTTCCTCCGTAAAAAAGCTTTCCGCATTTTATACAAGCTCTTTTTGTCCTTTTCATTTTTTCTCCTTTATTACAATACTGCAATCACTTCTGCGTTTCTTATAATGATTTCGTCTTCATCGTTTCCGTATTCCATTGAATTCCCACCGATTAAGTAGATTTTTTCTCCATAATTTTTCACAGCTTCAAGCATCTTTTCGATGTTGTTCTCAGATACCGAAAGCGCACATGTTCCGTTAAGTTCGCCGGCATCATAGAATCCAGCATAAGGTCCTTCGTAAATATAAGGGTATAGCAATTCTGTATAATCATCATTGTACTGAGGATCCTGGAAAAGCTGATGTGAGTTATCCATTACGTCACCAATTTGATAATCTCTGCTGTCTGCCCTGATTCCGATGTAACCATATTCTGCTTCCTCAATGATATTTCTGATTTCTTCGATTGTCATTTCCCATACCTCCTTGAATTTGCTTCTCTTCTTTAACTGTCTTTATTATAGCGTATTGGACTCCAATAGTCAATGCTTTTTTGTGATTTTCTGCATTAAAAAAAGACTACGCTTTTCAACGTAGCCTTTAAACATTTACTCAATCCATGCCTGGAACTTATCAATGAATCTGTCCTTGTCTCCGGCATATCCATCCATGCCGCTTGCTTTCAGTGTATCGACCTGATCTGCGTAGAAGTTCTTATTGTTCTGTACTGACACTCTGTAATGAACCATCTTGTACTTATATCCATCTGGTGTGATGTAGTACAGCTCGATAGCAAGAATCTCTGAACCGTCTCCGAGGATACCATTTTTCTTGTCATTCAGATCATAGCTATTACCGAATGTGAGGTATGGCAGCCAACCATTCTTTCTTGTGTATACTCGGCAGCGGATACTTCCTTTGCTTACCTTGATTGCAAGCCACTTGATCGATACATTATCACCTTTTCCAGCCCAATCAGCTTTATTGGTTACTGGTGGCCACCATCTGTCTGTGAAAGCCTGATATGTAATATCAACCTGTCCTAAGTCTTTCTTCTCTGCTGGCTTAGAAGGCGCTGACGGTGTTACTGGTGTGGCGCTTTCGCCAAATTCCATGTAGCAATAGTTGACATCAACTCTTCCGTTAACTCCATCTACATGACCGTCGGAGGAATACTGCCAAATTGCATACTGGTCTTTGTATGTATCTTCCGGAAGATTCTTGTATCTTGCCATCCATTCAATATACTTGCCACGTACACTGCCAAGATAGTTGTTGAACCAACTAAGTGAAGCGTAGATTCCAGGAGTATATCCAGCTGCTTTAAGTCCTTCGCATACAATCTCACAGCATCTAGGAGCATAGTTCTGTGTTCCTGGCTCTTCTACATCAATGAAAATTGGTAACTGGAAAGTATGACCTTTAATCAATCTCAGGATATGGGCAAGTTCGCTCTGTGCCTGTCTGTCACAAGTTGCGTAGCTGTATAAGTACACTCCAACCGGAATTCCAAGTCTTTCACATTCTGAAAGATTACGAATCCACTGTTTGTCATCTTGTGATGTGATGTCATCTCCATATCCGCATCTAAGGATAGCACCGGCACAACCAGATGCTTTCACCGTCTCCCAGTTGATGACTCCGTTATGATAGCTTACATCAATGATTAACTTACTCATACCAGCCACCTTCTTTCAGCTCTGCTTTTTTCTGCTCAATCTCCGCAGCGTGTTCCTCTGCAAATTTCTCCATAAATTCAAGTGAGGTTCCTTCATTGTCGGAGATTTCTTTCGCTGAAAATCTATAAGCAAAACTCTTGATGATTTCTTTAATCGTCTGCTCTGTCATGATTCATTCTCCTTTCTTGCACTGGTGCAATTCCTGAACCGCTTCTTCCGGAAGCTCCTCTGTCATATCATCCAGGAACTTCTGAATCCATTTCTTGATTTTGGTCGGTACTGGAAGTCCGCATAATGTCATATTCTTGAGGATGCTAACCAGTTCGTACAATATGAATAATAGGCTAAAGAATTCGCAGATTCCCATCTTATCAATTCCAAGAATCTGTACATATTCCTCAGGTACCATGCTTAATACATTAATATGCATAATCACGTCCGTTGCCATAAGGAATCCTACTGACAGGAGCATTCCTGCTTTCCGAATTGCTCCGTCGATTCCTACGCAGCTGTTGAATTTGTGTTCTTTAATTGCTCTGAGTACACCAAGTATCGTATCTAAAGCAACCGCTATCAGCAAAATTTTTACGAATGAATTGCTTGACAGCAATGTGATAATCTTATCCATCATTTCAATCCTTCCTTTCTAAAATTTATATTTTGGCCGTTTTTCTCCCCACAGCAAGTATCTTATCCAATCATCCAGATAGACGGCTACAGCCGACAGAAAGAACCACAGCACCGTGAACTGTGGGCAAATCTGTCCAAGCAGATTTCCTGGGAGAGTGCTGTAGTCCCATACATTCCATCCTAATATAATGTTCACTATGATCCCGGAAATCAGTTCTAGACCTGTTATAATCCCTGCTCCTGCTGCCATCTGCCAGCGCAGCAGAATTTCTTTTTTCTTATGCTCATTGATACATCCAATCAGATAGAATGCTAATCCCCCCACGAAGAACATTGTCCAGTGGCTTCTACCTCTGGCGATCAGTTCAATTAATACATAGATGGTTCCGCCAATTCCGAATAGAATCAGCGGTCTTACCCATTTCATACGTTTTGAGCCGCAATCATTGTTTTCAATGGCTCTGATTGATATTCTTCCGGAATAGTCATTCCATAAGTTACCTTTTCTACTTCTTCGATTTCTGTCAATGCTCTGATATAGATTCTCAAATCTCTGAAATATGTAACGTGCCATGTTACATATTCCATTGCCGTTGCAGTAATTTTAGCCATATCCGCATTGCTATAGAACTTACAATGTTCCTCTTCATCTGAAGTATGCCACGGAATGTTCTGCTCTCCTGCTGCCACTTGTCCCTGCAATCCTACAAGGCTTGTCTGATCTCTTTCTGTTAGTGTGAAGTGCTCTATGCTTCCATCTGTAAGCACCACTTCCACACCTTCCGCTATCACAGCCTGCTGTGCTACATTCATCTCATTTACTTTTGCTTCCTGAATCTCTTCTAATGTTGGAACATATGGCTCCGGTTCTGGCTCTGGATTCGGCTCTACATATACACTTCCATCATCTGACAGAATGTATCCGTCTTCTATTGTTCTATACAATGTGGTATATGCTTCATATTTTCCATAAGCCTGTCCATCATCTGTCACAAGATGAAAACCTGACAGATTCTGTGATGCACCCTCGATTTTCACGTGATGGAGATCTTGAACTGTTACAGTTCCCATCACTGGTTCTTCTTGATTTAAAAAAAGTATGTTCATTTGTTTTTCCTTTCTAGTGGAATCCTTAATTAAATGGCAAATTTATAGTTGACTTTGGAAGCAACTATATGAAATACGGCAACGGTCTCCTTATTCAGTTGGGAACAGCTACATTTCCAGGTGAAGCATCTGGAGGAAAAGGATTTGCTACAATCAATTTCCCAAAAACATTTGCAAATACATCATATACATTGATTGCAACAGCTAAATATCCTGGAAGTACACTCCCAGCCTTTCTCATATCAACGAATGTCAACAGCGTCTCAAAAGCATATGTATATGCGAGAACTACAAGTATGTCTGCGGTAACTGGTACAGAATGCAGCTGGCTGGCTATTGGTCAATGGAAATAAAATAACTGTCAGATTTTAACAATATTCAGTCTGCAACCATCAGAGGTTTTGATTGTAGATCCTGAATTCTGACATACCGTAAAACGTAATGTATCCCCTGCACTGAAAGGATACAAAAAGATATAACTTGCCCCAGCGTAACTTCTAATGGTTTTTGGCTGTCGAGATTGTTCGTTACCATTTCGCTCTATCTTTCCATAGAGAGACATAAGCCCACTGATTCCATCAGCAAAGTTTATAAGTGCATGAATTAAATAGACGCCATCTTCAGGAACTGTAAAATAATGTAAATAGTTTGTACTATCATAGGTATACATTAATCCGATATCATCATGTACTTTGGTACCAAAATCTGTGCCTTGGAAGCTACTGCCATTTGACGCAATGTTGTATGGCCCTGAGTTTCTATATACAGCCGCCTTTACTCTTTTGCCATTTAATTCAGTAATCTGATCCTCAATCTTCTTCCCCTGTCGTGCATCAAGCGCATACCCAGCCTCTGTCGTAAGCAGATTGTTAATCACATTTGCAATGTTCAGCTTCTTTCCATCCAGCACTTTCCCCTGATATGCATCCAACACGGAACTGCCTGCTGCTGGAGTTGTCAGGTTGTTTGCCACTACTCTGAATGCGGACGTTCCCAGATCTGCGAAGTACTTTGCGATCTTTCCGAGAATAGTTGACATCTTCTCATTGCTTGCTATATTCTCCCTCGTTGATGCCTTTGTGAACGCTACCTGTGTATTAGCATCTACTTTTCCTGTTGGACCCTGAGGACCTGCGGGACCTATCGGTCCCGTGTCCCCTTTCGGTCCGGTTGCTCCGGTTGGCCCAGTTGCTCCAGTTGGTCCTTGTGAGCCTGTTGCTCCTTTTGCACCCTGTGGGCCTTTCAGATTTCCAGTATATACCCACTTAGCCACAGAAGCTGCTCCACCTACTGTACATCTATATGTATTTCCCGTTGCTGTGTTCAGGTAATTGTCGTTCACAATGGCATCTGTGATTCCTGAACTGGAAAATACTGTTGCCGTTGTGCTTGTTCCTGTGATTGCCGTTCCCTGTGTCCAGCGGCTTCCTCTGGTTCCGGTTGGTCCAGTAGGTCCAACCACCTGTCCTAGATCAATCTGTCTTGCTACCATTGTATATTCCTCCTAGCTTTCGTATACTGCGATCAAGTGTCCATTACTGATCTTGATTGTCGGAGTCTGTCCATCCTTACCGGTTGCTCCTGTCGCTCCGGTTGCTCCCTGTGGGCCTGTTGCTCCCGTGTTTCCTTTCAGACTTCCTGCATATACCCACTTAGCTGCTGACGCTGCTCCACTTACAGTACATCTGTATGTACACCCTGTAGATGTATTCAAATACATATCATTCACTAATGCATCTGTAATTCCTGAATTTGGAAATACTGTTGCTGTTGTACTTGTTCCCGTGATTGCTGTTCCTGCGTCCCATCTGCTGCCACGTGTTCCAGTTGCTCCCTTGTCTCCGGTTGCTCCCTTAGCCCCTGTATCTCCTTTTTGTCCCTGTGGGCCTGTCATTCCAGTAGCACCTGAAAGATCTGTAATATAGGTATATGCTGTCCTTCCTTTTACATAGAGTTTCGCATTATCGGCATCATTGACATTTCCTGTGTCGATCATGACGAACTGTCCTTCTTTCACTCCATCTGAGGAGAATCCAGAATTCATTGCTGACACGGAGGCGAACGTTTTTGCGATTGCGAACGGATCTCCCTTATCTCCTTTTGCCCCGGTTGGTCCCTGTGGACCTGTCGCTCCAGTTGCTCCTTTTTCTCCCCGTGGGCCAGTCGCTCCGGTTGCTCCGGTTGGTCCCTGTGGACCTGTCGCTCCGGTATCTCCCTTTGCACCTTTCAGTGAAGCAATATACTGTGCTTCTGTTTTTCCTGCATTTCCAGGCTGTGCAAGCCATACCTGATACGCTGATTTACCAGTCGGTCCTGTTTCACCCTGTGGTCCCTTTGGACCTGTTGCTCCAGTTGGTCCTTTTTCTCCCTGTGGTCCGATAATTGATCCTAAATCTACCTCTCTTGCCATGTTTTTTTCCTTCCTTTCTTTAAAAAAATTGTTTTATAATAAAAAGCACCCGCCGAAGCCAGTGCTTTCTATCCTATAAATATATTGCGATCAGATGTCCATCTCGTACTTCAAATTCCGGTGGTTTTCCATCTTTTCCTTTCAGATCTTCCAATGGAACAAGATCATTCCAGTCATTTTGATTTGTATATCTCCATTGCAGAGCTGTACCATTGTTCCGGATCTCAATCTCATTTCCTCCGGATGTATTTATTCTTACCTTATCTCCTACCGGTTGGCCTTGAGACATAAGCTGCAGATTGCCATCTGTGATGGTGATATTGTCGGCTTTTGTTTGCAGAAATTCTAATACCTGTTTTAACACTTGGTTTTCATTTGATGCATTGTAGTCAATTGGTTTTTTTCTCTTGATTACCGGAAGTCTTACTCTCCCAATGGTTTTTCCTTCCTCTGAACTTGATATATAGATATAAGCATCTATATCTTCTCCTTCCGTCAAGAAATCATTTGGAATATCTGCTATAATCTTGTCACATATCACAGTTGCTTCAATAATTTTCGCCGGCCTACATCCGCGCCAATATGAGAAATGGACTTCTACAGCCTCTTGTTCAGATGGTAGGTTAAGTCCCTGAATCTGCAGTTTCTGTCCATAATCCCATTGTGTCAACCCGTATGCAGTCTTTTCTTTTTCTCCCTCTTCGAAATATACTCTTATCATGCTGTCACCTCCAATACATATTTCAATCTTCCATCCACAATTTTCAGCGGTGGGGCTGTATCATATGAGTTGTATGTCAGGATAAGATGTCCAGATTCTACCGACATTGCAAATACTCCCGGATCTAAAGATGTGATCACTGCATTCGCATCTTTTCCTGCCGGCCCTTGTGGTCCAACTGGTCCGGTATCACCTCTTGGCCCCTTTTCTCCGTCTTTTCCTGGTTCTCCCTGAATCCCCTGTTTGCCCTGCGGGCCAGTTGCTCCGGTTGCTCCTCGGAAATCTCCATTTTGTAGCTTCTTTGTTAGTGTCTCACTAATCTCTTCCGCTGTCTTTGCAGCATTCTCAGCATGCTTTGTAGCTTCTTCCATGCCTTTTATGAAGTTGTTCATCCATCCAGCTTCATTCTCGCTTTCCGGAACATCTCCTTCACTGAAATTCCGATGTACTTCTATCGGCTGATCGAATGTTACAAGCGTCTCCTCATCCATTGTGAGTACAATCTGAAGCACACTTTTTCCAAGTTCTGCGAATGTCTGGTCTTTCACAATCACCCTCACGGTATTCTCAATGATCGGGCATACATTATATGTTGCTTTTTTTGACGGCTTCAACACGAATGCTTTTGCCGTTGCCCCTTCCGGAATCTCATAATCCCGGAAATGGAAATAGATTGGGAGAGCATTCGTCCCTCTTACATAATCAATCTTTTCCTTAATCCTGTTCTCCAGCACATAGACATCTCGTTCTATATAGTTCACTTTTCTCCTCCTTATCCAGGAATCCATCTGACGATATACAACCCTTGCACCGGTGCAACTCCGCCTCCCGGATATCTCAGCACATACTTCCACGGAAAGTTATAGTATCCATGCACATGAATCTCTTTTCCGGTCTGATCTCCGGTCTGTCCTCCGGTAATTCCACCGAATTCGTTCTGTGAAGCAGCAACCAGCTGACCATTCCCAAGTGACATTTCTGTATGGTTTCCTGGTTTTAACAGAACGTCCCCCCGGATCAGCCCTGATCCGGTGGCTAGATTGACCTGTGAAGTCACATCCTTGAAGCCTGCTGCCAGAAACACATCATACATTGTTCCTGTAGCTGGTGTGTATCCTGGCCTCGTATTCAGCCCTGCATTGTAGTATGCCCAGCAGATTAATGAGGAACAATCGTAATTTGGTCCGTCTCTGTGCGCCTGATCGTATCCATGACTGTTATCGTTCGCAATCGATATTGCCCATTCCACTGCCTTTTCAATAACCTGACTCCCGGCATCGTATTTCTGCAAGTAGTTATACCACTTTCTTGCGCAGCTCCGTCTTTCGGATTCAACCTCTACACCGGCACGCTCGAAGTTCTTCAGGAAGGCACTGGCCAAGTATTCCGGAGACTCTGAACTGCTCTTGAACTGTTCCCAAGTCATTCTATAAGCACTGGTGGAAATCCACTGACCTTTCGATGCTGACAGTGCATCAATCCAATAGAGCTGACCATTAGGATCCGTGATATCGTACTCGTTTGAGTTCGCCCAGTCTGTGTAATTTGTAGCCGGTGTCCACTGGACAAGTCCGTATCCTCCACTGTAATTTCCGTATTTCAGACTCTGCCACAAACCCGGATTGATGTTTGACTCTTTCTCCATATTGCCGAGAATGCCACCGATCGCGTTCAGCGTCCATCCTTTAGCTGAGAAATACTTCCATACTTCATAAGCATTTCCTTGCATCTGCGATTCGCTCAGATAGTTATTGCTTATTGTCCAAGCCATCAGAACGCACCTTCTTTCGTTGTACCACCCATGAGGAAGCCTTTTCTGAAATCGAGATACGTTCCGTCAGAGAACACTGCACGTCCAGTCTTTCCTGCATAACCGTCTGGTCCGATTTTATCAGTATCAAAATATATTTCATCACCAAATATTCTCATCAGCGTATGTGAATCTGTTGCATCTTCAAACGTTCCTCCGTATCGAACCACAATTGCATCTCCTGACCTTTCTATGAATATAGGATTGCTTTTGTCTCTCTCGGAAAACATAATTGAACCGGATTTTATTTCTGTTCTTCTGTTCAATCCACCAACATTCTCACATACATAACTTCCAATAGCATAGACTCCACCCTTGTCAAGACGGACGATTTCTTTTCCGCTTGCATTCAGGACTCTTGCAATACCGTTTCCGTTATCCTCGCCTCCAAGCTCCAGTGTTCCGCCCTTGATTCGGTCAGCAAGCATCGTTCCGGCAACGATGAAATCTGCGAAGAATCCCTGTCCTGTTCCGAAGGTACTCCACTTCCAATCTCTTCCATCTGCTGTGCGCTCTGAAGCGATCTCGAATCCCAATGTTCCAAGACACATAGCACCAAACGTTTCAGACTTCGGATCAAGATCTTCAAAAAGAATTGCCCTTACCGTCTGCTTTTTTGCGACCGTAGACTGTGCTTTCATCTGAGCCTTAACGCCATTGATGATTCCTTGGATCTGCTGCCCGATCACAGTTCCATCTGAACGGATTGACTGGTCAACCCGGCTCATTACAGAAGAAGCATCGTCCAGAAAATTGTATTGAAACTCTCCTAATTTCACAAATGTCAACTTGTTCCTAACCGCATCCCATTCCAACTCAATCACTCTTGCATCTGACTTAATTCCAAGTTTTGAGTGATTACAGTGCACGGTATCTCCTAGTGATACCATTTCCAGGCTTTTTACATCTTCGTATAGTTCTGTATTCTGCAGAAGCTCCATGTCTGCTTCAATACTTACTTTCGGCTTATCCACACCTTCGTCATATTGTTCCTGGCATTTCTTTTTCAACGCTTCCTCTAGCTGTTTCTGCGTTTCACATATTGTCACTCCGTTCTCTTCGTCATTCTCCTGCGCATCTTCACGCATTTTCACATCCTCGAACTTCATTGTTCTGTAATGTATTGTCGGATATTTTTCAATCAGAGGTGAGTCCACCCACGGTGTGTCTCCCTCGATCATATATCCATTGTAAGATTTTGGAACAATCCTTGTAGCAACTTCACTCATGTCTACCATCTCTGAAAAGCCATCCTTAACTATGTTTTTTCCATACATCACCTGTACACCATAGTCTCCTCCTGCTTTTTCATTGATGATCACTTGATAATTATCATACAGGATTTCCCCGCCCCATTTGGAAACAAATGCATTATCATCACTTCCATTGATTGCCTCTATCAGATTCATCGTCTGATAATAGGCTGTTGATACCTTCTTGATGTCCGATTTTGCCTGATATTGCGGAGTTTTCTCTGTCATAATGTCCAGAGCCTCCTGTCCACTTTTGTTTGTTGGCCTGACATCTACCAGGAAACAATCTTCTTTAGCATCCATAAAAATAGGAGTAAGTTCTGCACTTACCCCCGAATCTTTCTTTTCTTTGCTTCTTATCCGAAATAGTTGGATCCCATTAAAAGATGGCATTTTCACTACTGCATTTTCCTCAATGTACTTCCATCTTCCTTCTAGGTCAATCGGATGTTCTATATTCGCTGTCCATTCTCCATTGAGGATGACATGAATAATGGCTTCTTCCGGAAGCAGTGTCATATCTCCATTATGTCTATAATCTATATTATCCTGTCTGTATATCTGAATCATAAGCACCTCCAGTTTGGAATCACTTCTAGCTCGAATCCATCTGTGATTGCTATATCATTCATCCCTTCCTGTAGCACAAGATCGTCATAATCTCCAAATACCGCTGTATTGCTCAGTGTTCCATCTTCGCGGTAAGCCAGTTTTCTGTCTGTATCAATCGTCAGATTCTGTCCAACGTCAGCTTCCATTCTCTTCCCATTGACTATCAAGCTGCATCTTCCTTCTCCATAGATCTTGTAAGTTGGGTAAGATATCTCGTATGGATTCCTCTTCACTTCTTCTGCCGAATGAGGATGCTGTCCCTTGTCCAGATACCGCAGACCATCCTTTGTTGTGAAGATTGCTGTAAAATTGCAGATTCTCTCACTTGTATGCTCTGCTTCATCCATCTGAACTTTCAGGATTTTGTAAAAATGTCCTGGATCTGTCCCAAGTCTTAGCTTCTTATTTCTTCCCGACAGCCACTTTCGTGCTTTTCCAAGACGATTCTCCCAATCTTCACTCTTTCCTATAAAATTGAATGATATCTTAATCTCTGTTGATTCGTAGCCCCCATCCAACAGATACATGGTTCCATCACTCCCCGGTATTTCTATCGAAGATTCTTTTCTTACTGCTGTTGGCATTGAAGGAAGCTCTTTCGCATAGATCTCCATGCTTGAGCCTGATATTCCGTTGTATTCTACTTCCATCATGCTCCCGCGGCTCCTCTCTTCCACTTAATGTTCTGAGACATCTTCTTAATCACCGCATCCGTAAGGATCTCAGCAAGCTTCTTGTCTCCAAGCGCAATGTTATTTTCAATCACGAACGTAAGTTCTGACAGTGCTTCTGCAATTAATTGAGCAAGTGCTGCGTTATTTGCCTGCATCTCATCACGGATATATGTCTTCAGCAAGTCGATTGGAAGAACTGCCTCTGCTCCTGCTTCGCCACCGCCCATTGCTCTATCTCCGTTCATGCCGAAAATAGTTGGGCTGTTCAAGATACCGCCGTTTGCGTACCAGTCGACCGAAAACTTTGGAACTTTCGGTGGAACAAGCGACCATTCTCCGCTTGCCTTGAAATGCGGAAGTTTAATTTTGGGAAGTTTCCATTCAAAGTTGAAAAATCCCTTGATTTTATTAATTACGCCTTTAATAAAATCTGCAATGCCGCCAAATATTGCATTAACTCCATTTCTAAACCATTCACATTTATTGTATAAAAGGATAATCAAACCAATTATCACGACAATTCCCATTGGTCCAAGCACGGTCCATAGATTTGAAATCAACGGAATCAATGTTTGTATTCCCATCGCAATATTCCCGATTCCCGAAAGAATTGGAGCTATTGCTGCCACTACCAATACACATCCGGCAATCAATCTCTGTCCTTCTGGGGAGAGCTGATTAAACTTTTCAATCAATCCGGCAATCAATTCCGTAATTTTGGTAATCAGCGGTGCAACTGTATCCGCAAGCTCAGCTGTTGCCTGTTGGAAATCTGCTGTTGCCTTATTTCCGTCTACCAAATTCTTATTGTTTTCCTGCCATTTTTTTCCTGCATCTACGAGACCCTGATTCGCCATTTCCTGCATGACCAGGTTTACTCTCTCACTTTCGCTTCCGCAAGCTGCAAGCTTTTCATTAAATGCATCCTCTGAAGTTCCCGCCCAATTGAGCATATCCGCAAAAGTCCCCGTAACAGTACTTGTTTTCACAGTCTCATTGATCGATTCTGCAAGTCCATCAATGGGAATACTATCCCCGTAAGTTGCCCATGCACCAATCGTCCCCTCGATTACCGTGCTTAATTCTTCTTGCGACAAACCTAACGCCTGAAGATTGGCCGTAGTTGTTGCAGCTGTCTGATCATCTGCAAGCACACCATATAAGGTTCTATAACTTTCCGCTGTTTGTTCTGCTGTGTACCCTGCATTTTGGCTCGACACCTCAAGCGATCCCATAATTTTACGATATTCTGCTGTTGCAGGTACTGTAGCTGCTGTTGCCGCTACTATGCCTGCTGCCGCCGTTGATATTCCACTAAACTTATCCCCTGTCTCTTTTGCTTTATTTCCAAAAGCCTGTACTTTTTCAGCATAACCTTCCGTTGCAGCTGCTCCGCTTTTCAGCTTTTTCTCAACATCTTCTAGTTTACTTTTGTAACCATTAAGTTTTGTAGTAGTTTCATTTATCTCATTCTTTTTATCCTGAATTGCTTTTTCATCTTTATTTTCAGCAGATTCAAGAATATCCAATTGTTTTTTTAATGATTCAAGTATTCTTTCGTAATTCTCTGTTTGATTTGAAAGATACTTCTGTTCATCTTTATATCTTACAATCGACTTTGTATGATCGTCATATTTCGCTTTAAGAGCTTCGATTTCAATCTCATTTGCCTTAATTTTATCTGTAGACTCTGCAATTTCATCAGATAATTTCCTAATTTGTTCCTTACTTTCTGCTGCACCGCTCTCAAGTTCTTCTGTTACTTCAGCAAGGCCTTTCTGATATTTTGTTAAACTAATCTGTGCACTTGTAAGCTGGTTCTGCTTCTTTCGGATTGCATCCTCATTTCTGTTTTCTGCAGATTCCATTTCTTCAAGCTCACGCTTCAGAATTTCCACTTTATCAGAATAAACGTCCGTCTGTTTTGCCAGATATTCCTGACGGTCTTTTAACTTTTCAACTGCAGTAGTGCTGTCATCCCATGCCGCTTTTGCAAGTTTAAACGAATTACTATTTTCCTGAACGGCTGTATTTACCTGCTGCATCGTCTTTTGAAAGTCTGCTGCACCATCTGCCTTAAACACTAATCCAACTCTCTTCAGTTCATCCGCCATATAACGTCCTCACCTTCCTCGCTTTCTTCTCACAGAATATCTCATATTGTTCGCAAAAAAAGACTGGACATGAATGGAAGAACTCGTCCTCTGTCATTCCCATCTCTCTCGCATCAACCATATATTCAGCCCAATTTATCTCGAGCTGAATGCTTTCATCTGTGCTTTCGATTCCTCTTTTTTTTTAATTTTGTCAACTTCTTTCTGATAAGCCTCTACAACTTCAAGAAGTTCTGATGGATCCGGTGGCACAAGCTGAAGCGCTTCATCAAATGTCACTTTTCTCCCATTGCTTCTTACCATTGCATAGATAAGCTTTGCTGCAAAATTCATTTTATCGCTGTCAGTTGCCTTCCCAAGTTTTTCCAGTTTGTCAATTCTCTGTCCAAGCTTCGAGCCACCTATCTGATCAAGATAAAAGATTGTCCCAAAATTCATTTTCGCTTCAATGGTTGTCCCATCTGTAAGCTTTATAATTTTACCTACATTCATGTGCCACTTGTTCCTTTCACGCTCCTACTGCTGTTGTAAGATCCGCATCCGTCAGAATCGGTTTTGCAAAGAACTTCTCTTCTGTCAGTCCTGCCGGTGCCGTGGACTCTGTGACCTTGCTCACGATGTTTCCTTCCGTATCAAACGGATATGCTCTGATCTTGATCGTGTCTGTCTGCTCACTTGCTTTTTCCTCAGATGTAGCAATATCATCGGAGTTTTCAACAAGCTTGCATTTTGGGAACCACTCATAACGAGATTTTCCGTTTTTCAGTTTTACAACCTTGCCATAAGCGAAGAATGGTCTTTTGCTCCTTCCACCGGCAAGGATAAGTCCTCCTGCTCCTTTTGTCTCTCCGCGCATTTTGGATATTGTATCGTCCGGGAATGCGATCACAGATACCTCAATGTCGATACTGGACATTGGTGAATCTGAATCATAGATTTTTCCGGATGCATACACATCGCTTGTCTCTGAGTTTTCAGTTACTTTGACACTTTTAACAACTTCTGTTTTTTCAACATCAGCTTCGTAAGTACCGTCGTACTCTCCGCCCTCTGTTGTGTTTGCAAAACACATATACTGTGCACCGACCGTCTGTTTCATAGCCGGTTTTTTTGTATTAATAGACATATTAGCCCCCTAACCGAAGATTGCATCCGCCATCTTCTTATAGTATTTTTCCTTGTTACTTTTAAATAATGGCTTCAGATGTGCTCTTGATGCCATCTTCCTGGTTCCATGCTCAAGCATTGGACCGTAGTATTTGCCCCATCCAACCTTAACACTTTTATCTGTTCGTTCCACTGCGAATGTGTTGACTATATGAGTATATCCAGGTTTGTTAATTTGACTTCGAGGTTTTGGCAGTCTGAGAAGATCTTTTACAAACTCCTCAGCTCCTACCTCGACCGCATCCAGTGCCTTATCATCAGACACTTTTTCTGCATATTCTTTTATCAAGTCTTCAAATTCGCTTAGTCCTGAATCAATGAATTCTATTTCCTTGCTCATTCAATCGCTCCGTCAGTTGTGATGGAGAAATAAGAATGCCACACTTTATCTTCTGTGACAAATTCATGAGCTATGGCCGGATGGTAGCCAAGCTCATTTAGACGTTTTTTCAGTTCGATCAACTTTGGATTACGAGGTTTCTTTGCGTAAAAACTAATCTGCCATGTGATTTCATTCTCATAATCATCACCAGATGCCATTGCGTCTTCCCACATGATTTCCCAGTAATCAATTCTCGGAAATACTTTTTCATTTTTGAGACTACTGACTCCCTCGTTAACAGGACAGCCTATATCGTGCAGAATCTCACTTAATTCTTTCTGTGTCATTGATTACCTCTCTTTCATATGCCGGTGTCTTCAATGTCAATTCCGACTCCTTGAAACCGTCTTTTGTGGTGGTATGTGCTACGTTGTAGACCTCATGTTGTTCTCCGTCAATGATGCAGACGCACTTACTATCCACACCTTTAAATCGTGGTATTGCAAGCTTCATGGTCACTTCCACGCTATCCGCTGAAAGCTTTGCTCTGGTGGTGTCATACACCGAAAGTTCTCGATACCACACTTTCAATCCAATGCGTTCAAGTTTTTCTTCCGGATAGTCCTCTGATTCATCGTTTACTATCCTACGAATCTCAAGGACTCCGTCTACATACTCAGGCATTGCCATTCGCACTCACCTCCGTCTCCATTTGCCACGTAAGAATCACGCTTGAATAATTATTCATGAATTCGCTAACTCTGTGGTGGTAAGCATAATATACATAGTTTTTCAGCAGCATCCTATATGTGAGATCTGTCGTTATACTACAGCCTGGATTCAATCTCCCGACTGTATACTCTCCTTCTTTGATGAGATTGATCAATTGATCGTCATCATAGTAAGGAGGAATCTGGAACTCTTTGAGTACTTCATCTACCAGCGTGGCTAATTCTTCATTACTCATATCTTATCCCTTACTGCTGTGGCACCGTTACCTGTGTCACAGGGAGAACGTACTCCTCAAGTTTCGTTACATCAAAAATAACTGCAACATTGTCATCCACAGCTCTACCGTTTGCATGACATTTAGCTACGATAAGGTCTGCATCGTCCATAGCTTTTGTCTGATCGTACTCAGCAATGCGAACACCTGTTGTTCCCATTGTGTAGTAGCCTGCGATTGTTAATGCCGCTTTTCCTTTTGGGCAGTTAGCATCAACAATTTTCTCAATGTCGATGAAAGACTTGTTGACATATCCGCCTGTCAGAGCCTCTCCGAACATTGCCGGATCAACATATTCTGCTTCATCTGACGGATTGCAGACAAGGTAGAGTTTATCAACCACACGTTTACCATCGTTTGTAAGAGTTTTTCTTACTTCTGCAAGTCCCTTTGGAGAGAATTTTGTAATTGTAGTCTTTACTGTTTTTGCTTTCTGTGTTCCATCTCCGTTTGTAGCTGCAATCTGGCGGAAGATTCCAATTGGAGCGTTCTTTCCATCTCCATCAAGGTATCCTTTTACGAGTCCGTCCTGCATAGCCTCGGACAGGATTGCCATGAAGTATCTGTCAACAAACTCCATTGACAGCTCTCTGATTGCTTTCGGAATCACAAGGTAAGCTGTGAGCTTGTGGATTTCGATGTTAAGAGACTCTACTGTAGTGGAAAGCTCTCCTTTGAGTTCATCTGTAAGGTTGCCCCATTCAGCTGCACCTGAATGAGATGCCACAATCCATTTCTTCACGTTTGCCGGTGCCATATTTACAAGTTTCAGGATTGGCGATGCTTTCTTAACATCATCCAGTGTACGATCAATAATCTCTGTCGGAATGATGTCGATCTGGTTTGCTGTGAACGCCTGCTTGATATCCTTAAAGTTCTCGTAGAATTTCTTCTCTTCCTGCGAAAGGTTTCTAAGTCCGAGTTTGCTCTTGTACTCAGCATCTCTGCTTGCTCTTTCAGCCTCTGCTACTACCTTCTGAATCAAATCAGCGTGTGCTGCTTTATTGATCATTTCAATTGACTGCATGATTGCTTCTGCTTTCTCCTCTGCCGGAGCGTTATCAAGAAGCTGCTTTACTTTATCTTTGACTTCCTGGCTTAAACCTTCAATTCTCATTCTTTATTTCCTCCTTCAAAAAAAATACCCCAGCCGGTACTATCTTCGTGTTTCTGTTTCGGTGTCTGCAATGTTTCAAACATTGTGTTCAGTTTGTTTGCCACTTCTTCTGCAAGTGCATGTGTATCTACTACTAGCTCTGCCTGTTGCACCGGTGCAATTTCTGTTTTGGTGACAGCATTTCTAATGATTCCGAAAGCTGATTGCTTAATTCCATCATCATCATTTTTCTCTGTCTTTGTTGCAAATCCATATTCTACAGCCTCGTCCGCTGTGATCCATGACTCATTGTCCATAAGTTCTCTCACTTTGTCCTCCGAGATGGATACCCTGCTCATATAAGCATTGACTGATGCCTGAGTAATCTTGTCAAGATCTTCTGCTGCCTTCCTTAGCTCTTCAGCGTTTCCGCTTGTATATGTCCACGCATTGTGAATCATCAGCAATGAGGCTTCATTGATCACGCGCTCATCTCCTGCCATAAAAATGACCGATGCCGCAGAACACGCAAATCCATCACAGACTGTTGTAACCTTCATGTTGCTGTTCTTCAGCGTATTATAGATTGCCAGTCCTTCAGCAACTTCGCCACCATAGCTGTTAATATGCACATTAATCTCTGATACTTCAAGACTCTGTAGTTCCTTCACAATTCCGCTGGCCGATACATCACTCTCGCTCCACGGCCATGATGTGATATCCCCAAAGATATACAGATCTGCTACATTATTTTTTGACTCCAAAAAATAATACTTCTTTGCTTCCATGTTCTTTTCCTTTCCCTGTTATTACTGTTTAACGGACAGCTCCGAGATAATTGGATCACCTCCTATGAATCAGGTTTCTTGTGCCGCATTACCGTTTCCCTCCCCTCCGTAATTCTTTGTCAGAGCTCGCTCTGTACTGAATTCTGTATTGAGTAACGGATATCCGACCATCTCTCTGATTTCGTCGAGATGGAATCCAATTCCTCTGAGTTTATCAAGATTTACTGCACTATCCACAACATCAACATGTTTAAAGCGTGCAAGCCATACCATTACTTTCTCGTTTTTACTGCAGTAATCATCCTCTCCGACAACATAAGCTGTCAAAGTATCATTTATCACTTCTGCTACCGGACTGACAGCATATGTGATAAATTCATTTGTTGCGTCTGATTTTTCTGTGATATTGCCATTAAACACAGCCTCTGGAATATCGAAAGCATTTGCCACCTCGTTATTGATCTGCAAAGCCATCTTTGCCAGTTCTTCAGCTTTCACTGCTGTATTTATTTGTAGCTGTTCCACGGATGCATTCTCTTGTTCTGTTAAAACTTCAAGGGCATCTGACGTCAGTAGTTTTTTAATTTTTAAAACATACTGGTCTTTTGTCATTACCTTGTCTGTACCATCTGCCTGCTTTTCTCTGAATGATAATGCATTCGTTCCAAGCTTCAGCTTGAATCGTGGTTGGCTGGACAGCTGCATCATTGCATTAATGGAATCCATCGTCTTATCAAATTGCCCTACTACATTCTGCAAATACAGTCGTATCCTTGCATTGTCATATCTTAGATGAATCACTTCATCGGATTGAAATGTGCTGGAAGTTGTAAAATTTTCATCTCCGCAGCTTAACGTCACATCTTTGTAAGTTCGCTTCAGCATCACTTCATTTGTGTGTGACCATGATGTTGCTCTGTAATATTTACCATTTAGCGGAATAATCAGAGCTTCTTGTTCTGTTAGTAGCTGCTTAACCACTTCCGTCCAGAACACTGTTCCGCATTCATGGTCATTTGGCTGTACATTTAGCCTGTATTCTTTCTTATTTTTTTCTTTGCTCTCCGTCTGGATCAGTATGTCAGACTTCGCTATTGCCTTGGCTATCATCATAATTGCTTTCTCAATGGCAAGCTTTGAAAGATTCAGCTTTTCCATGTCAACTGCAATGATTTCCGCCAAAGACTGTATCTCTTTGTTTCTATCTTGGAATAAAAAATCAAACATTTTCTCTTTCTCCTATTAAACATAGATTATCTGAACTTCCAGCTCATCCTTGCAGAACATAGCCACATCAAAAGCCATAAATCCATCATTTTTTCTTAACTTCGGTTCAATTTTGCCGAAATTCTTGTTACCGAACTTGTCCTCGCTCACGCTTGTGTTATTCGTGTACCACCGCATGATTGCTGATGGTCCGAAGTTGACCATCCTCTGTGAGAACATGGACTGAATAAACGGGGCAATAATTCCTGTTGCTGATGTTATCTTTCTAACCAGACGAACAATACCATGAGGGTTCTTCTTGTCCTCAATCGTGAGACCTCTTTCTTCAAATGCCGTCTTAAATAATGTGTAGCGATAAGTATCCATTGCTATTTTCTTCACATCATAGTCTTGGAACTGTTTCATGCACCAGTCGGCTATTATATTTACATCAATCACCGGACCTTGGACAACTTCAAAATCCTCAAACTCTTCTTGTCCGGCATTGCGCAACGGGAATTTGATTGAATCAATGAACGGAGAGTCTGCGCAGATCCATGTGTGTTGTCTCCATATCCACTCTCCATCATCTGTCTTGGTCAGAACGCCCGCTGATGCGAAGTCTCGCACATCCGCATAGTCAATGCCGATCACTGCTGCCTGTCCTCGCGTGTCCAATGTTATCCGCGGAATCTTTCGTTCCAGTTCTTCCATTGTCTCACCTTCATAACATGCTCTCAGGACATTTTGCCATGTTGTAACCGTCTCCTCTTCTTTTCGTGCCGATCTGTCCATTCTTTTTGTGATAAACTCAGCACGCTTTGACGGGATCTTCTTCATTTCCAAGTAGTCATGCATAATTTGATTCGAAAGAATCGGCATATATTCCATCGACGGATTCGCCTTATGCCATGCCTCCGGATCATCAACTTCCTTCATGTCATCAATCTCGCAAATAAAAGGGAAGTACCCTAGCAGATTCTCTCCCGTCTCCAAGATTTCTGCACACATTGCCGAAATTTCATCTAGTGGACCATCTCTGACATATCCATCTGTTGTGATGATGAACTCTCTCGAATGCTTGACCTTGCCAAAAGAGGATTCAAATACATTGATCTGGTCATAGTTCTCGTAGGCATGGATTTCGTTCAGGACAAGACATCCTGTTCGCTTACCATCCTTGGTCTTTGCGTTCGAAGTGTTGTATTTCATCTCCGATCCTGTTGCCAGGTTCGTGATAAGTTCCTTTGTGACCGAAAACTTTCCCTTGAATTTCGGATTATCATGTAGCATGTCATAAGCTACCTTGAATGTGTCCTTAACCTGGCTCTCTGAGTTCGCCACAATTTCAACATGGTAATTTTTCACTCCGTAGAGCGGAGTCTGAAAGAAATTTACCAGCGGCACGATGAATCCATCTTTTCCATTTCCACGTCCTTCCTTGATGAAGAACTTTGAAAATACTGGAATGTCATCCACATACATAAATGCAAACGCATAAATGAACTTTTGGAATGGAAATAGTTCGTAGTAATTTGTTTTACAGTACTGTAGGCAGTTCCTATATGTTTTTTCATCAAAAAAAACATCGTTTCGCTTCAATGTCGGCTTCACGATGTTTTCTATCAGTAATTTTCTCTTTTTATTTATCCATTTCGGATGCTCTTCGGCATATTTGAGATAATTATCAATCTCTTTACAGGTAACCATCTGTCGGATTCTCCGGTTCTGGTATCGGTTCTTTCAGCTTCAGATCAGCCAAGATTTTCAGCATAGTTGCTGTGGTCTTTTGCAGATTGACTACAGATTCGTTTGCCTTTTCCACACTCACACCATTTCCATTGATGGCTTCATACCGGATTCCTTTTTTCCTAATATCTGCAATCAGTTTCTTTTTCAATGACCAATAATATACATAATCATCAACTAAATCCTTATAGAATTCTGCGTTCATTCCACGCAACTTCAACTGCTTTACTAACGATTCTTTTATCTCCTTCTGTGTCAGTGTTTTCTTCCTCTGAGTCAATCTTTTCACCACCTTTTTCACTCAAATCATGCCATTTTTATCAATTTTTCACTTCTTTTTTCGCTCTTTTTAAGCCTTTTTTGAAGTTGTCTGAAAACTTTCCTTCTTATAGTGAGTCCTGAAATTTGACCACCCCTGCCCTTTTCACGCGAGATTTTAAAATTTCTCCAGAGTCATGGCTACATCCCCGTTCTTCACTCAGGAAAAATCGCTGAGAATTTACCGGGGGGTCTATTTAAAAATTGAGGACAGCTGCGGACTCGAACCGCACATGCGACGGCTTGCACCGTCCGCTTGTCTCCTCCTAAGCTATGTCTGTCCTCAGTGTAGCTACCATCTTTCTTTGCTCGCAAGCTTCTTCTTTCTTTGGAATCTTCTTGGAGTCCTTCCATGTCGCAGATTGTGACACTTCACACATAGACTGATCAGGTTGTCATCTTCCAACCCTAGCTCCGGATGCTCTTTTAGTTCAACAATATGATGCACCTCTTCAGCTCTTCTGATCTTTCTGTCTTCTCCTTGCAGGATGCGGCCCGCTGCCACTGCATCCTTTAATCTCTTTCTGCAGTCCTGGCACTCATAGTGATCTCTCTCAAGAATCTGCATCCTCTTATGTTTCCATGCCGCTGCATTGTAAAATGCTTTTGCTTCTCTGTCTGTCATTTTCTTTCCCTCACGCACAAAAGACACCCGCTGGCATTCAGGTGTCTTTTCCAAGGAGTATTGTAGAAGTATCTGTCCGTCTTTCGACAATACCATATTAGCATGAGCAAAACTCCAGTGAACTCCACTCTTTAATTAATTTGAATCTTTTTCAGTGCTCTCCCATGTAACTCGTAGATCCAGCTCTCACTGTATTCCATGAGTTGTGCTATCTGCCACCACTCAAATCCTTTGATATACCTGTAGAACATAACATCTCTTTCGTCCTGATCATCTAACTCATTAATTCTGTATTCTATGTCCTTATAGGTCTGTACCTGCTTTACTCCCTCTTGATACAGCTTGTCCTCTCTTTCCTGAAGAGCTGCCGCGTAAGAACTTAGATCGCTTTGATTGGATCCATGTGGCATCCCATCATTATTCGATGAAGGATACATCTTCATGTTCCTGATCTCTTCAATCTCTAATTCGATCCTCTTGATTCTCTTCCCATGTTTTCTGTATGCCCTGAGATAGGTTTTCTTCCTGTCGTTCTCGTTTTTTACATTGTTCTCTTCCAGTCTCTTCTCCATTGGCATCATCTCCTATCTTGTACTTTCTCGCCAAGTATTCTGCTACATCTCCATGCCACAACTGCTGCCCCTGTGCTTCGATCAGATTACCCGCTTGGCATGCCGACCGGTGAAACTTCTCGCTTGTCTTCCGGTCCGGTGGATGTTCTGCCATAGCAGCATAATGTTCTTTTTGATTCTGCTGGATCTCTGCAGGACTCCAGCATCTTTCCAGTCTTCTCTTCATCTTGTTTTTCTCCAATCCAATAGTTGACCGCATCCACAGCAATGTGTTTTTAAAGTAGTTGGTGTTCCTTCTTGTATTCTGCGACACTTTGGGCAGTATGGCACTTCTCCGATATAATAAACAATTGCCCTGCGAACTTTTATTGGAGCTTCCTTCATCATAGCATCTACTGCTATCCTCTTCGCTTCGATATTCTCTTCGCTGTTGGATGTATCCAACCCTTCAATGATTCTGATTGCATCTTCAATATTCAACTTTCTTTCTCCCTGCTATATAATCTATGGACACATTATATGTATCTGCATATTTGATTGCTTCTCCTAGCGTCAGCCCTTTCCTTCCTGTTTCAAGATCTTGTAGTCTTTCCTCCTTCATGTCTAACTTGACTGCTGCCTCTTCTCTTGTCAGTCCTCTGATTTTTCTTAGATACTTCAGACGGTTTCCTATTGTTCCTACTGATCGTAATATAACCATTGTAATCAATCCCTCCTTTCACATCCCATGCACAAATATCACAATCTTCAGGACATACATTTGCTTTTATTGCTCTTTCGCACATCTCCATTCTTGTTCTTATGTCTTCCTCATAGTCCTTTATAATTCCAAGTTTCCTTAGAATCTTATAAAACAGTGACTTTTTTCTCACGTCTCTTTTTTCCTTCCGTCGTTCTTTCCATTTCCGCAGCCACTCAAGCTGTGCTTGATTCTCTTTCTCTTCTCTTGTCATTCTTCTCCTTCAAACACAATTACACTTTTTCTGATTTCTTCTCTGATATTTTCATGCAGCTCATTTAAATTCCATCCGTCAGCGTATGTAAACAATATATCTTCACCATCTTCCGTGAATGGTAAACCTTGCGCTACCCAAAACTTTGTACAGCTATCAAAACCAGTATCTTTGAAAATCTCGCAGTTATACAATTCTTCTAATTGCTTTTTAGAATATTTATTCTTCATCTCTTTTTCCTCGCTTAACTACCGGAATGTCCGAGAATACCACCGTAGCCCGCTCGTTTTCGGATGCCGCTACAATCACAATCTCTATGTCATCATATCCAAGCATGAATTCCGGAATGAGGTAGATTCCGTACTGCTCGACAGCTCCGTGATTGTTCCTCATGTAGCCAGACACAAATTCTAACTTTTCATCCAACAGTTTGTGTGCTTCCTCTTCATCGTACCGCTTTGTCAAGTGTGTGATTGCCTGCTCTATGCTCAAACTTCCTGTCCACCAGAAAAACGGCTTAATTTCTTCGATATGCTCAAACTTGCTATCTGTTATAATCTCTTTCATCTGTTTCTCTCCTTCTGCTTCATCCACCTTACGCATTTTCTTGATATATTCACGGACTGTCTGGACCGTTGAAAGCACTCCGTCATAAAAAGGATCGATTCTTTCATGCTCTGCAATTGTTGCTTTTGTTTCCTCTTCTGCCTGATCCAGCCAATCAACCAAATCTCTCGCGTCTCTTTCTGTCATATCTTCTCCTTCTTTCCATTTCATCTCTTTCTTCGCAGTACATTAATCCCACATACTGTCCATAACTCATTCCTTCCTGTCTTGCTTTTGCATTTATCTCAGCTAATTCGCTTTTCCAAGCTGTTGATTTCTGTCTTTTTGGCACTTGTCTGCTCCTTTCTCCTCCCTGCCGCATCCAGGGAGGAAGTCTTTGTTATCATGTTGCAGTATTGTGACATACTTTTATCTCCACGCCATTCAGCGGAGGTAACTATAAATAATTTTTCTTATATCTCGCCATCCACTCTTCTCTCGTATGTGTCTGCTCATATTCTGTCTGTGCTATTCTGCAGAGTAGTTCCCGCATTTCTCGGTTATTGTGGACCGCTTCCGGTCCTTCTTTGTGATGATTCCGACACAGATCTACCTTGAGTCCATCTGCCTCAGATAGTTCGCGCTGTCCGGATCCGAACATGATATGATGTTCCTCTGTGTACTTCTTGGAAGGATCGTCATAGAGTATCAAACAGAGATAGCAGACTCCCTTTCTACTCTTGAGGATGCTCTTTTTATGTGATTTCCTTTTTTTCTTGCAGGCTAATTTCGGAAATGCCATGTCTGAATAATCGATGCTCATAAGATATACACCCCAACTAAGTTTTTCGGATCTCCTTGCATTCGATCAAACCATATACACGGTTCGCATACTCCTTCAATGTCTTTTCTCAGCTCTTCTGCGGAATCTGCCAGCATGATAATGTTCGTCGGACTGCTGCAAGCATAGACTCTCGCAACATATTTATCCGGTATATCCCGCGGGTGCTTATAAATTGCAATTGATGGTATCGCTATCGCTGATAAGTCCACCTCTCGAAAGCTATGGATTATTTTGTTATTTACTGAATTCTTCTCCATTTTCATCCACCTCTGCTTCTAACCATTTCTTCCAATACTCTGCTGAATTCAGCATCATGTGAGGCATCTCTTTCACGGATGCTGCCATGTACAGTGCCATCTTGTATGATTCCATTGTCTTCATGTATTCCCATCTGCTACCGACCAGATTCTGTTCTTCTTCGGACTTATCCACCGGTTCTGAATTGGCTCCCGCTTCTGTGTTTCTCGCATTTTCTTCCATCTGCTCTGAATTATCCACAGGTTTTTCCACAATCTCCACAGGTTCCGGCATTGCACTGGTGCAATTTTCCTCTTTGTTCTGTATTTCCGGTGTTTTCCCTGCTTCCGGAAGCATTTCCGGAAAATCTTTCTCAATCTCTGTCTGTCCCGGAATGTCGTTTGGAAGCTCTATCGGTTTCTCCGTCTCCTGTTTCTCCGGTTTTTTGGGTTTTGGCAGCTTCGCCTTTACTACCTTCGACTCTTTTCTCTTCTCTTTCTTCGGTTGCACTGGTGCAATCTGTTCTTTTTCCGGATATTTCTGTCCGTAAAGTTCCTCCCAGTTCTGTTTTGCGTCTTCCTCTTCTGTGATCAGGACGAGATAACTTAAAATATTCTCCCAGGCAAACTTTTCTTTCAGTCCTTGTCTTACTACCTGCAGTATGACCTCATCCTTCTCATCATTCAGATAAAGCATAATTCTTCCACAACCTTGTGGTCTTACGCTGTAAAGCTTGTCCCCGTCCGGTGCTAACACTTCTTTAATCCGTCCTGTTCCTACGCTTGTTCTGACTGCCTCATGCAGCTTCAGATACAACTCCGGTTCATCCATGCAGATCTGATGGATTGCCTTTTCCAGATTGTCGAGTTCTTTCTGTTCTTCTTTCTCGCCTTCCAAAATGACTTCGATATCTGTGATCTTCTCTTCGCTTTCTATCTCTTCTTTGACTGCCTGGATCTCTGATTTGCTGTATGCCGGTGTCAGCTCTTCCGCTACGCTTTCCGGAAGGGTCAGCATCAGTGCCAGCTTCGCATAGCCAAATCCTTTATAATGCTCCTGCAGTCTCGGAGAGTAACCACCCTCCGAGAATCTGTCATTGATCCTGATGTATCTTGATACCTGTGTAGCTTCAAGCTTATATTCCGCCCACGCAAATTCATTGACATTGCTATATCCTGAATCCTTTAAGATATCGGTATCTCTTCCCTGCTTCAGCAAATATCCCGTCATAACAAAATCTTCCACTGTTCTGTTCAGGACGGTGTTCATTGCTTTTTTATACTCTTCATAATCCTGATGCTGTACTAATTCCATCAAACCGCCTCCAGTTCTTTTTCTATCTCTTCTGCTTCAAGGAAATCTTCCGCCAATCCCTGAAGGACTCTTGTATTCTTTTTCTCTTCCAGCTCTGCAATATTGGCTTCTCTCTTAATCTTGCTGATCTTGGCCAACTTCTTATCTTTCTCTGTCAGACGTTTCCTGATTGCCTTCTGCCATTCTTTCAGGAATACCCGGATTTCCTCAATTCCCGGTTCTTCGTCATAATAGCTTCTGTGCTGTCTGATTGTGCCTCCCGGCTCTACTTCGATCGTGTAAAACGGGATTCGCGGTGCTTCCTGCCTCCGTAGGAAACAGATATATGTCTCTCTGCTCTCGATCCTGTCAAAATATCGTTCACTGCTGCCGGCGCAATGATGCAGCGCACGTCCTTCTTTCACGATATCCACTAACGTGTTCGGTACAATGATCTTATACTCTTCATCTTCGTACTCGTATCGGCTCTTGATCTCTTTCAGGATTCCTTCTGCTTCCGGAAACTTCTGCCGCATCTCCTGTGCATATGCTTCTTTTCCCTCTGCATTGTTTTCCAGTTCTTTCAAGATCTGTATCTGCTGCTGGTCTATAACAACTTCATCGTGTCTGCGTTTTAGCTCTCTTGGACGATAGACCATCTCGTCAGCCATATTTTTGCAACACGCTTCACACATACTGAGATAGTCTTTATATTCTTCAAGAACAGCTTCTGCCGTCATTCCTGCATATTGTTCTTTTTTCTGCCTTTCGATGTAGTTCATGATCTTCTGTGGACTCATATATTTTTCCAGTCCCCGGATGCCACTTGGTTCTATCTCATTTTTTATCATCCACTGCACCGTCTCTTTCGAGATCTTCTGCCCTGTCTCGTCCGAATACTGCATCCAGCGTACCATTCTGTTCCCGCCATGTTCATCACGGATCCGGTTGATCTTCTGACGGTCTTGGATTCTGAACATTCCCTCAATGCTTTCCTCTCTCATGTCCAGTGGTCCATAGTATTGTGTCGGATATCCCGGATAGTCTGTACAGCCGATCGTATCTCTCAGCAAATTCCAAAAGCGTCCTTTTGCCAGGTACTCGATCTTCTGTGCATATCCTTTCATCTGTCCCGTCCCTGCCACAAGTCTGTTGTAGTTCAGTTCCATTCCCGTCTTCGATAAATGCTCCAGAACTCTTGTTGCTTCGCTGTAAGTGGTTCCGTCTAATATCTGGCCAAATTCTCCCGGATACAAGTAACCTTCTCTTGCTCTTAGATTTTTCCGGTTTCCTTTTGTCCATCCATCCCAGGAGTCCTCGTAATAGATCATGTATGTCTTCTTCAATTTTCTGTTGGAGTAGACCTTGTACAATAAGATTCTGATTTCATCTCCAAGCTCTACATAATGTCTTCCATTGTCCCATCCGATCTTTGCTTCTATGATCCGAAGCACGCTTGTATCTTCATCTACCGGCTGGATGAGATAGCAGCTCTTCCATTTCTGTTCGATATGGTCTGTTCTTGTCTTTGCCTGCACTAGTTTTCCACAGGAAGGACAGAATACCATGTCATTGTGCCGGATCTTCTTTTCTCCGTCCTGCCGCTTGATTTCTTCCGGCCAGCTGGATTCCCCACAGTTCGTGCAGGCAAATTCTTTCGTTTCCCTGTTCCGGAACATGTAGTCCTCTCCTGCTGCCTGTTCAAAGAACCATTCTCTTAGATTCTTCGGACGACCTGGAACTTTTCTCATTAGGTTCATGAGTTTCATTTTCCGGTTTGTTTCACATCTTTCCCTAATCTCGCTGTTATAGCTATGTTCCAATCCGTTGATTCTCTCCCACGGGCTGTTGTTCCACGCTCTGTGTTTAATCAATTCTTTGATCCTGTTGGCGTCTTTCTCCTGCAATTTCGGATAATCGTCATATGTTCTCCATTCCCAATCTCGCCAGTCCTCGTTCAGTGCATTCAGGATACCGCCTTTTCTCCAACCATGCTGCTCTTTCCAGTACTCATGTTCCCCTGTCTCATAGTTGATACAGTACCGCACCAGCAGTTCCTTCGCCTGATAGATATTTAGGATCAGAATTTTCTCCAACTCCTGTAGCGTGGCTGTGAGTCCTTTTCCTGCCGGTTTCTTCGGTGCAACGCACTCAATCGCTTTTCGTTTCATTTCTGCACCTCCACCCATTCTCTTTCTTCTGTCATGGAATAGATCTGATGCGCTTTCGCTTGTATTCCGTCAACATTCCTCACGCCTGCTGCCACAGGAATGCCTTTCTCGTCCTCTACGATCAGTCCGATCACGGTTCCGTATTCGCCTTTCACTTCCGGATGTTTTCCCCTTGCGATCGCTATCTTTGTCTCTCCGATCGCTTTTGACCGCTCTTTTTCTGCGTATGCACCTCTTTCTCTTTTCTCCCACGTTCTCTTCGGATGGATGATCATATATTCCATTGCCGCCATTGCAATCTCCATAAGCGTCAGTTCTCTTAATAATGTCAGCTCTGTAGATACGACCATCGAGCATCCGTCTTCTTCGTCTATACTCCCGCCAGCTTCGCACAGGAAGAATTTGTTCTTTCCATCGATCGGATACCACTGCAGGCAATCCAGGATATACTCCGCCGCATGGAATCCAGTGGATCTTGTTTTGCTTTTCTCTTCTTTGTAGGTCTTCCCTTTCTCGTACTGGAATGTCCCTTTTCCGTGTTTTGCCTGAATTTTTTCGTTGAACCCTTTGTATACTCTCATTTCTTCTCACCCAGGTAATATTCCCTCACGATCTCTTTGATCTGTGCCTTTCCCGGTATGCTTATATACAACGGTGGTGTCAATCCTGCTGCCTTTGTGATCCTGTCATCCAACTGTGCTTTGTCGTTAAATGCATTCTTTAAGATCAGAGCCATGCAGTCTTTCAATGACTTCCCTTTTCTTCTGACTGCAAGAGCCATCTCTTCATCCTCTAAACATAACTGCTCGATAAAATCCGTCCAGTCTCTCAATGCTCCTGTCAGGCTCAGATCTTTCGCTTCCAGTTCCAGCTTTCCCATAGCTGCAAGACTCGGTGTTGTCAGCTCCTCGATTGCACCGGTGCAAAAGTCCTCTGCGTCTTCCGGATCCAGTCCGTTCTCCTCTGCGATTGTCTTGATTGCTTCTAAGTCTCCCTCTTCCAACTGTGCTTTGGCCGCACGGTTGATTTCTTCATAAGAATCAAATTCTCCAAACTTCTCAAACATCTTTATACCTCTCCTCCTTGTAAGTACGCTTCAAGCGTCCTTTTATACTCACTGTTGTCTTCGTATACGATCTCTATCTTGTGTTCTTTGCTTTCTTCCAGGAACAACTGCCACAGTTCCTTGTTCTGTATGTCTTTTCCGTCTGACTTTCTCCACTCTGCCCGTCTCCACTTCTCCGGATTGTCTGCCCGGATCATATTAGGGATAAATGTATTCCTTGTGTAGAATATGATATGGCATGGCTCTGTGAATCTCTGCATTGCCCGAACCATGGCTAATAGTACGCTACGGTTATAGGTTGTTTCCTGTTCACTTCCTTGCAGGAATCGGTCTTCCGTCTTCCCGTTTTTCCTTGTAAACGCTAAAGCTGCCGCATATTTTCCATACTTCGGTTTTGACGGACCTGTGATCGTTGTCTCTATGTAGACTTTCACTGTCTTCATGTCTTCAAATCCTCCTGTTCAACCGGATCAATGTGTATCTCCGGTACTTGAACCCAGTGGCCGGATTGATTCCTTCATAGCTCTTGGCAATGTAATAGCCGTTCTTCTGTTTGATTTCTTTCGGCCATCTTGCCAGTTTTTTCTTCTTTGGTGGTTTCAGTGGCATGTTCCGCGAAGTACTGTAACTGGATTCACTGAGCCTTGGCTTGTCCCTCTTTCCGTCTTCCCTCTTTTCTCCCACCTTCTCATTTTTTGTGATGTAGGATGCAAGCTGTGAGAAATCCTCTTCGTAGTATTTGCTTTTCTCCAGTTGTTCTGCATAGATTCCACCGTGTGGCCAACATTCCTCTACCCAGCGGATCGTATCCCGGCATCCGGTGATGACCATATGAATGTGCCATGCTCCCTTGGTTCCTTTCTCAATGTTCCGGATCCAGCGCAATTCGATCTGTTCTTTCTTGTATCTTGTTCTTAGCTTGCTTATCAGATTCGTGAAATCCTTCTTTGCTTTCGCCATGTCCGGAGGTCTTGCCTCGACTCTGTACGTCAACGTCAGGAAGTAGTCTCCCTTGCCAAAGTACTCCAACAATCTATGTCTGGCTGTCTCCGCCTTATTCATGGCGTTCACTACTGCCATCTGCTCCGGTGTAGGCTTTCTCTTCTTTTCTCTTGGCAGTCCCCTTGCTCCATACCTGCCATCATGGTATTCCTTCACCTCCAGGATGTCTCCCTTCCGGAAGGTGTGTGTTACTCTCTTTGTCGCCATCATGTACCTCTATCTTTAATATCTTAATCGAGTATTAAAATGGGGCAGAACCCCCGTTTTTCTTGACTTCCTGCCCCATAGATGTTAAGATAATAATGTCTTTAATATCTGCGAGACAAAAGTCTTGCATTCAACACTTCCGTTACCTCCGGAAGTGTTATTTTTTTATCTGTTTTTCCAGCGTCCTTGCAATCGAATTCAGCGCGTAGAAGCTTGCTGATACAGCCAGTCCGATCAGGACGCGCTCCAGCGTTGACCCTGGCACTTTGACTGATATGGAATATGTAATTGCTGCTCCGGAAGCATAGAAGAGTCCAACAAGCATTCCTATCCCTGTAATAAATCTTGTTCGCCAAAGACTCATTCTAATATGATGTAATCTCCTTTGTTCTTCTTCCTGGCGTACTCGTCCGCTTCTTCCCATGTCCCAGAGCAGCAGCCCAGTTCCTGTGTTTTCGTCCATCTGATAATCCATATGTGGTCTTTCTCCTTTCTTCCTTTTTGTATGATGTGCACGGATAACATCGACTGCGTTCCATACAACTGTTTCTATGCTGACAGTAGCAACAATCCTCCATGCTTGTCCTTCTTTCCACCGCCTAAGCGGTTTTATCCTTTCTTGATCTCAGATGTTCGTTTATGATAGTTGATACATCATTGATCACTTTTTCATGCTCTTTTTCGCTTTTCCCCAGATAAGCAGAATCATCGAATTTGTATGTGCATCCGCTTTCTGTCTTTTTGATCTCTACGATCACCCGCATCACCTCCTAGAAAAGTTTATGTGTTACGGTTTGTACTTGTTGCTATTTTTTTCTCCTCTCTAATCATCCTCATAGGTTCTTGGAATAAAGTCCTGTGTAAGTGCGTAAAACTCGCTGATGTATGTTCCTTCATCCGTGATGTTCAGGTCAACAGCGACATTGTGGTCATTCATCAGCATGATGCTTGTTGCACCCTCTTTTTCGATATCTCCGCATCCGACTCCAACAACCTTAAATCCTTTCAGCAGACTTAATTCTTCTGGATATCCGCTGTATCTCTTGTGATTAATACTTCTCTTCATTGCGTTCACCTCTCTTGCTATTTTCTATTTCTTCTCCTATACTTTCCTTACAGGCTCCCGCTAGGGCCGAGTACAAAAGAAAGGAGTTTTTCATGGCAAATACTAATTTTCTAAGTAAAGAATCTTTTAAATTGCTGAAGCATTTTTCGAAAGTCACTTCGATTGCTCCGCCTGAATCAAACACTCTTCCCGAAGACTGTCTAGATCAATTAGTCTCTTCTGCATTTGTCACTCGTTCCGTGTCAACAATAGATGTCGATACGATGGCTAGTGAATTTTCCTATGCTATTACTGAAGATGGAAAAGGTTATCTTCGCTATTTAAAAAACGAATCACGCAAAAAATGGATTCCTTACACTATTACAACCATCATTTCTGTTTTAGCCCTTATGAAGTCTTACGGGCACGGCATTGATGATATTATCCTTTGGTGTATGCAGCGATTAATGCGATAATTGAAATAATTGTTGGAATCCACGGGTGTCGTTCTGGAAACGATGCCCAATCTATTTTTCTCTTCATCTCTTCTCACCCCACTTTCTTCTCTGGACCATCTTTCTCCATTGCATCTCTTGCCTTGAGCACTTCTACGCTTCCTTTTACTACCAGGAGGCTTTCTTTGTCTAAATGCTTTAGATTCTCTACAGTTTCTTCAATTAATCTTTTCTGTTCTTCACTCATGTTGTTCACCTCTTTCTTGTTGATTCTGAGACTATTATATGTCGCATTGCATCGTTTGTCAATAATTATTTTGTTGATGTTGCGACATTTTTCTATTGTAAATTTTTTAGCTATGTGATATGATATACTCACAATGAAAGGAGGTGCAGCATGAACGAACGTATAAAAGAGCTCCGGAAAAAGCTGAAATTAACGCAACAGGAGTTTGCCGATGCGCTTAGCATAAAACGAAATACCGTTGCTACTTATGAAATGGGGAGAAATGAACCTATTGATGCTGTAATTGCATTAATATGTAAAACGTTCAACGTAAATGAAGAATGGCTCCGATCTGGAACGGGTGATATGTTCTTAGAGCTTCCTGAAGAAGATGAAGAAGCTGCTT